ACGACGACCCCGACGAACCCTCTCGCCCCGAGCGAGCTAAAGAAAGGAACGACAAATGGTATGGCAAGCAATAGCAGGAATAGCCGGAGCAGCCGCATCTATTCTTGGAAGTGGAGACACCACTTCAACCACTACACCAAAAGTTCACCTTAAAAGCCTAGTTAAAAAATCCATCAAGGCAGGTTTTAACCCGCTTACAATACTAAACGCAGGAGGCTTATCAGCCTTCACAAGTACAACAACAACAAACTCAGCTCCCGGAGGAATAGCTGGAGGAATTGCACAAGGCGTAGGACAATTCGCACAGGGAATGTCAAACCTACAAAACTGGCGAGTAAGCCAGCAGCAACAAGCCCTACAAGCAGAAATGGTACAAGCACAAATAAACAATCTTAGAGGAGTAGGATCGGGAGCCTTACCCGGCTCAGGATACGGAAACGGATCACCCGGCCTAAACAACGGAGGATACATCCCCGGAACAAACCACGGCGAACCCGGCCAATGGCCCGGATTCTACCAAGAAACATTCGACAAACCCGTACCACCGGGGTTCGAAAAAACACCCTTCGCCTTTCAAGACCCTCTAAGTATAAACACAGGAGGATTACTAGAAATGAAGCCCGGCTCAACAGGCGTAGAACCCTACGAAACAATGTTCGGCGATCTCGGAGGACAAGTAATTGGAACTCCCATAGTCGTCCTAGAAACAATTGGACACAACTCAAACAGGCTGGGCAAACATCTTAGGGAAAAATGGTCCGTAGCAGACAAACAGGAAAGGTTCGCTAATCAATACGAAGCATACCAAAGAGCTGTAGAACAGCATTTGGCAATAAAAACCTATACTCCTCCAAACACACTACGAAGATGGGGAAATCCCATCACGGAAAACCAAGGATACATCCGATGGTAAACAGAAAAAATTGGGGCACTAAAGTCTCCAAGAAAGGAAACAAACCAAAAGCGCCCGGACTAATAGAACGGGAACTAAGCGGAAACACTTATAAATACTGGCAAGTACAGAAAGGAGATAGTTGGGCCACAGCAATGGCCAAAACGAGGAAAAACCTCCAACAAGCTCACCAAGTAGACGGACTTCAAGGAACAGTACTAGGAGGACTCGGATCCTTCCGCTACAACGCAGGAGCACCACTTTCTAGCAGATACACTGGACAACTACCTCACGAAGTCCAGGCACATTGGTACAAAAACGTATCAACAATTGTGCAAAACTATGGCAGATTCATGAAAGCTCATGAAGAAGTGTAAACACTGTGCAAAAGCACGCAAAAAACTAAAAGGAAAACTCTTATGGTTAACGTCCCAACTAGGACAAAGATCAGTCCTATCCAAACACCACGTTCAATCCGTCCGCACGAAACGACGGTACTAACTTCTTTTAATCCCGGAAAAATGGCACCACTAGCCGTAGTACCACTACTCCGCGAAGATGCAGTACGCAGGGGAACCTTCCGTATCGCCTTCGAAATGAAAGAAACAGTAGAACTCCTCATGAATGCGGTAAATGTACGGGTAAAAGCATACCTCGTACCGACACTAGCTTTCGACCGCTTCCAAGGAATGGATGATCTAAACCGTTCGTGGGAAAAACAAGAACAAATAGACGGAGGGGGAACAGTCATCCCCTACGTAGACACAGAAACAGTAGACATAGCTCCAAATGACATTCTAAACGTACTGGGTATGCACGCTCGAGTAGGAACCGAGATCAACACAGCATACGTAGAAGCATACAACCAAATTTGGAACTTCCGAGCAACAAACCGATCGCCCGACCTTACACTTCGGGCACTCGACGACAAAACACTAGCAGAGGCATTTTGGGTACACAACAAATTTACACACATCGTACCCGACTTCGACCAAGCACTTATAGATGGAGAAGTCCCCCTATCTTTCGGATCAGACGGAGGTTCAATTCCTGTTTCAGGAATAGGATACCGAGAAGGAGCAGGAACAATCTCACCTGGCCCCGAAACACTGATTACAGCAGCAGGATCAGATACGGGAGCACAATACGGAAAGTCAACAGACAACAATACAATCAACATGCTAGTTGATAACGAAGACTTCCCGGCAATCTACGCAGAACTCTCACAATCTGGCGTAACAATGTCTCTAGCAAACATAGACCTAGCAAAAAGGACAGCAGCCTTTGCACGTCTTAGAACTCAATACCACGGTTTCACAGACGATTACATTATTGATATGCTTATGGATGGTATTCGTATTCCTGAGCAGGAACTAAGACAGCCAATCCTATTAGCACAAAGTCAAACAATGTTCGGCATGTCAAAACGCTACGCAACAGATCATGGAAACATGACAGAAAGTGTAGTAAATGGGGCAACCTTCGTGGATATGAGCATTCGAGTACCACGCATAAACACAGGTGGAGTAGTTATGCTAGTAGCAGAAGTAACTCCAGAACAACTCTTTGAAAGGCAAAGAGACCCCTACCTACACGCAAACGACGTAGAGGACTTCCCTCACTACTTACGGGATAGCCTCGACCCTGAAAAGGTATCAGTCGTACCAAACGAATACGTGGACATAGACCACGACACACCACACGACACGTTCGGCTACGCACCACTCAACTATGAGTGGATGCGACGTAGCCCTAACATAGGAGGAAAATTCTACAGGCCAGAAGTAGATGCTTCATTTGATGAAGACAGACAACGAATCTGGGCAGTAGAAACAGAAAACCCCACACTCTCACAAGACTTCTATCTCTGCACAAACATGCACTTAAAACCCTTCGTAGACTCAAACGAAGATGTCATGGAAGCCACCGTTACAGGTGGAGCAATGATAGAAGGCAATACAGTCTTCGGGCAGGCTCTCATTGAGAGCACAGACGATTATGATAAAATCGTCGCAGAAACTCCCGACGATCACATCGACAAAGACCAAACAGACGTTGCCCTTGCAGCAGCAGGCAACACAAACGCACTAGGAACAGATACTTCAAATCTTTCCTCACACACTAAAACAGCACTCGACGAAACTAAACCCAAGTCATAAGGAGATACCGAAATGACAATTAAACTCGGATACATCGAACAATGGGAAGTAGTAGGAGAAGGCTTCTTCCTACCAGAAGAAAAACCCCGTCGAGTAAAAATTGACGTAAATGTAGAAGGCACAGCCAAATTCTACGGACACGGAAAAGACGGAGTTATTTTCTATCTAGGACAAGTCACAGGAAGAAATACACTAGAGCTAGCCGTAGACGGCTCGCTCAAAGTCACAGCAGAAGGCTCTGATGCTTGGTTCAAATGCCAAGAAGTACACCAGAGACCTAAAGCAACAGCAAACGAAACCTTCACAAAGGTGGCAAACAGAAAGGAACGCAATCCTGAGCTGGAACGCATGATGCACATCATGACCCTAAACGTAGACAAACGTATGGCTCAGATGCAAAGTGACCATGAAAAAGCCATTGCAAAACTCGCTTCCCAGCCAACTGGGGATAGTAGCCCTAGAGATGCTACTAAAAAGGACAAAGGAACCCCACCGAAAGCTGATCCTCAAACAGAGGATACAGGAAACGAAGGAAGCAAGAGCAAAAAACTACCCACAAAAGAAAAGTCCTCAGATTGAGGACACCTTCTAGGTGAGGTTGCATGAGTGTAGCGTTGCAACCTCGCCGCCCGGCACCAAGCCCCCTTGGTGCCGGGCATCACCACCGCCCGCCCCGCTTGATAAGGTAATGCATTCGCTGACACGCTTTTACAGGAAAAATGAAATGACACAAAACTGGCAACCGGATTTCAAAAACAAAAGCGGATGTTTACAACCAAGAAAAATAATTACCGGACGAAAAGGAGAAACAAACACCTACTTCGTAAGCTGTCGCGAATGCTGGAAATGTAGAAGTAGAAGAAAAAAAGACTTCGTAGGCATCATGCTAGCAGAGGCCAACACTTCTACACACACACTAGCAATTACTCTCACATACGGAAGAAAAGGAGGACAAGTCGATCACTTCCACAGCACAAATCTAGTATACCACGATGTGCAAAACTTCCTGAAACTATACAGGAAAAACTACGGAAAGTGTTCATACTTCTGCTCAGGAGAATATGGAACAAAAAAAGGACGTGCCCACTGGCACCTAATCCTTTTTGCTAAAAGAAAACCAGACTGGCCGACCTTAAAAATCTTTCACGACGATACATGGATACATGGACACATGTTCATGAAGGAAGTACAAAAAGGCGATCATAAGGAAATGACTTATGTAGCCAAGTACGCAGTAAAAGATACAGATAAAAGATTCGAAGAAGAAACTCTAGCACACTGGAGTACACGCCCACCACTGGGAATCGAATTCTTTAAAAAACTGGCCAAGCAATACGTTAAACAAGGGATCGTCCCAAAGAGCCCGAACTATCGCATACCGGGCCAGAGAACAAAAAAAGGACAATCTATAGAATATTACATGCGTGGAATATTAGAAGAAACCTTCGTAAGTACCTTCGTTGAAGAATGGTACAAAGCCTATCCAAATAGGCTATTCGAAGGAAACAAATGGCTCTATAAGGTAGCAAACCGAATAGAGACAAAAACCGAAAGGAAAAGAAGATTGACCAATGGAAAACAGATTAAAGACCAAACAGAAAAAAAGACACAAGCAACCAATCGGCAAATTGAGCTCGGAAAATACGTGGGCTCTATGGAAGCAGCAAGAAAAGCCTTCGATGAAACAATCGAAGAGCTCAACACTATCAACTCTAAGCTCCAGAAGCTACACGATAATCCCGTCCTTCAACAAACACTCAATACTTCCGATACTGAAGCTACGGCTCAGTCGCTTGGTAAACCCGACCTATCTACGCTGCCACACCGTGTACGCAGCGACGGTACAATCCGGTGGTCGGAACATCACAATAGCTATTACATCACAGACGATCAGGCAATCACGACAGACCACAGGGGGCTACGCCGCCCGAAAAAATGGTTCTGGACGTGGAAAACAGGAGGCATAGCAGGAGAATGGCGAGAAAAAGTTCGAAGCCAACAAGAAGCAATCCGAGAATTCGAGGACCCCGCTTCCAACAAACACGAAACACCAGAGTGGCTACGCAACTGGAAACGTCCAGAAGACGTTTAGAACAGGAGCTAAGAACCACTCAGGCAATACTAAGTATGACACGGCCCATAGGGCCACCAGCTAGACTAAACTTCACAAGAACACCTGCACCATACCACAATCGCGCCGATTACATAACAGACCACCGGCGCGTACAGCCTTCAAAACTAACGCAGCCTCTTTCCGCTCACAAGCGTCGAGACCCCAAAAAACAAGAAAAACTCGCGAACAGGCTCTGCAAAAGAAGGCCAAAAAACAATCGATCTGGCAGGGGAACCGGAAGACGATATGCAAAATGGTGCTAAACTAAAACTAGCTGTACTAATCTGCCTAATAATACTCACAGCAGATGGGATATTATTCCTGCTTGAAGAAGCAGGAATAATTATCTCAATACTCTATCTAATAAGAGACCTCGGGCTCTTATTCTAAACAAAAATGCGCGCGAAGCGCACACTAACCCGGAGCGAAGCGACGGAAATTTTGTAACATTTCGTGATCAAAAAAACAAACAAAACTATTGTAAAACACTGCATCAGCCATTATATTATAATCATAAGGAAAGGAGATCAGATTGAAACAGAAACACTCAACAGGTAAGATAGTCCTCTGGCTTCTTATCTTCTGGCCAATCGGCCTTTACTACATAGTCAAAAATGGAGAAAACAATGGCAAAAGCAGTAATCAAGAACGACTCAAAATCAGCAATTGAATTCGTCACTAAGAACTACTCTTATGATGAAGAACAAGGCGTCGTCTACAACACAAAAACACTGGATATGGGATTTCTCGTAGTCGCTGGCGACTACCGTTACCACGTACACGAAACCCCATACGGTCGTCTTAATCACGCAAGAATGGCATTCGCCATTAAAACAGGCTCAATGCCTGCACGCGTCAAACACATAGATGGCAACAGGGAAAACTGCACATGGGAAAACTTAGAACCCGCAGGCGCAGTCGCCCTCGGAACTTACGTTCCCAAATCATGATGTTATAACATTACATCGATGCCTGGGGGCTGGCCCCCGGGCATCACCCGTGCTACCCTGACCCCATCCTTGGCCCTTGGGCCGGGCCCTCGCCCGACCCTTGGGGCCCCCCCCGGGGTTAGGGTCAAGGTCAAGGGTTAAAATGACCGATAGGCTATTTTTTTTCCGACAGCGCGAAGCGCAAAAAGGAGGAAATAAGAAAAAAATAGGAATCATTTTGTCCCTTTACCACAACAAAAGGAGAAATTTATCACAGATAAATTACCACACTGCGCTCCGCCGCTCAGAGCTTGCACCGGCTTGCCGGGAAAGCCCACTAAAAACAAGTGAGCCGTAGCGAACACATAAATTACACCACAGCGAGCGAGGGGCGAGAGGGTGAGGAGGGGGAGGAGGAGGAGGAGGCAGAGGCTCCATAATTCCGAGGTTCTCGAGCTGAGGCCGGAGCTCCTCGAGACGCTCGGGAGAGTGAGCATAGTCGAGCCAGACGTGATGGTCGTGGTCGAAGACCTCACGAAGCTTGGAAGGGAGGCGCATGAACGCGGCCTCCGCTTCGGAGGATTGGCGCATGAGATCCGCGAAGTCCTCGAATTCGGACACATCGCGGAACTGGAGGTCGACGTCACGAAGATGGTCGACCACACCCGTCGCCTTGTACTTGGCGAGGATGGCGCGGATTTCGGAACGGTGAGCTTCCCCCTGGACAGTCTTGGAGGGGAGCTCGTTGATGGTCTGGACGCGCGGCTTACGGCGCGTGGGGTCGGGGCTCATCGGCCTCTCCGTCGTAGGAAGGAACGGGCGAGGGCACCGGCAGCGGGGCCGCCGGCTTTCATCGCACCGCCGAAGATAGGGAGTAGCGTCCCCATGTCGCGGGAGAGGTCCCCCATGGGACCGGCGATATCCGCGAGGGACGAGTTGCGGCGAGCCAGAGCTCGCATG